ACAAGCACACCCCTAAAATATGATTTAAGTACTGCTTTCTGCTTATTGCTTATTTTCATATGTTACCCCCTAGTAGTGGTATATCAAACGGCTTGCTATCTTTATCGCCTAACTTTGTAAAGCTGATATGTATGTGCTTTGTGTGTTTGTTAAAGCCCTTGTACTTACGCCACTTAAAATTAAGTATCTTGCTAGCGATCATGCCATTATGGATCACGTAAGATACGCGCTTATCGGCTTTTGCACAGATTCTGATTTGGTCAGCCAAATATACTGAGAGCCCTTCGGATGAATCCAAGCGAGAATCAACATCAATGGCTCGTACACACCCGTCTGCATCTGGATTATGATCCGATTTTCTGGCGGAATGACGAGCATCACCCAACCACCCATCAGAGGTAGAGCGACGATCTGGGTACCAGGTATCAATTTGATCTCTTAATTGTGTACCAGCTGCACATAGCCAGGGTTTCATACGTTAAGCGTTTGGTTTACCTAAAGTAAGTCCATCAGGTATTGGTTTGCTGTATTCCCATTTAGAAATATACACAATGCCATCACCATCATCTTTTAACCAGATACCTAATTTTCTAAAATCATCTGTTGCTTTTAATTCGGGGATTAGTTTGATAATTTCTTCACATATATTCATATTATGCTCCTAAATAAACTACATCAATAAATGTGTAATCACTGCTTCCATAAGCAGCAAGGGTAGAACCTGAGTTTTGATAAATAGTCAACTCCACATAATCTCCAGCACTTAAATTAACAATAGATGATGATTGCAATGTTTGTGTAGATTGGCCTGATATATCCATAGAAAAAATACCAGTACCGCCATTTTTTGTAAAAGCAAAACCTCTAGTTCCGGAAGCACTGCCTGTAGAAAAATAAATGCCCCCTCTAAATTGATAATATCCACCTTTGCCTGTTGGAATAGTAATTCTGCTTGTATTTGTAACATTTGAATGAAAACTATCAGTATCAAAGTTTTCTGAATTGAAAGTTAAAGTGGTACTAACATTATTTGAAAGATTTTGATTTGTTGTATTATATACTCTACAGCCAACAAAGCCTGAAGCAGCAGGTGTTGCCCATTTTAATCCAGTAGCCTCTGCACTATCGGCAGTTAATACTGTGTTGTTAGCGCCAACTGTGAGTTTAGCAAAAGTATCTGCACCAGTACCAGCTACTAAATCACCTTTAGCATCTATAGCTGTAGCCATAGAATTAGTAACTGTAACTGTGCCAGAAGTGCCACCACCTGATATACCTATACCAGCGGTTACACCTTCAATATCACCAGTAGCACCTGAAGCTACCCATGCTGCACCATCGTAATACCAAAGGCCGTTAGTATCTTTAGTGTATGCAAATTGTCCTTCTTGTGGTGATGTAATTGCAGCATCTCTAGCAGCTGCACTTGCAAAGACTAAAACACCTTGCATTAAATAACCATTGACGTTAGCGGCGGTTAATACCTCGCCAGTCGTAAACGTCTTAAACCCTAAACCTGCTGCCATTTTTACTCCCTAGTAACTTAGGACATTATAGTCTAAAGTGCCATAAATCGTATCATTTAGCATAAATGCGTCTATGACTGGCTCTAATGTCGTGAACGTGGTTTTCCAACTATTTGGTGATATGTTCATACGCACACCAAAAATCTGTAATGTTTTCTCTAGGGTAGAGCCACCTGGCTGGGTAGTAATTACCTTTATAGGATCAAAGAAATCTAGGTCTAGGGCTGCAATAATGCCTGTGTTGTAATTGTTTGTGTATAAATCAAGGACTATGGAATCTACTCGGATGCTAGTTTCAGCTCTACTAGCCACATAAGCCTGTGCGTAATCAAGTGCAACCGAATCGCTCTGCATTAAAAGGTTATCTAAAAAGTAACTATGTAAAAAATACTTATCTATGCTGGCTTGATTTAAGGCTACCTGTGCAGTACCACCAGACCTAGTAATAGTGGCTTTGTTAAATATCAGTACATCGTTAAGAATCCAACTTGCATCAAAATAAACTATACCTGTGCCGTTGTCTGCAAAAACTGTAGGTGTGCCGCCAATAGATCCAGCCGTTACATCTCTATCTTGAAATACAAACGAGCCACTGGCATCTACATAGAGTGCGCCATACTCTGACGTGGCTACAGTAGTTAACGCCTGTAGTGCTGTGCGGTTAGTGCCAGGATCTGCCTGCATAGTAGTAAGCCCTGCATCTACATCGCGCATAGTCGCTGGCCAATCAATCTCATCTAATATCTTATTGATACGTGTGCCTGATAATTGTCCAGCGGTAGAATCTGTAACTGTGCTGATCTGTGCTACTTGCGCTAATCTAAAAGCATCTACAGCTTGTATAGTTGTAATTGCTACATCTTCACCAGACTCATTAGGGTAAGTAGTTACGTAGCTTGTAATAAATCCGCTAAAAATAGGATATGTTACCGATGAGTAGGTTGCAGTAATCTGAACCTTCTTCATAGGTGTTAATAAATTGTAATACGGCCCTGTTACATTCTGTGGATTAAAGTCGCCGTTCTGATCTACAATACGTAATGTAAGTGAGCCTGTTTGGAATTGATCTGATAAGGCAGTACGGCCTCGGTTAGTCTCTATGCGATTTACTTGGCTTGATACATCTACAATTACAGCTGCACTATCGGCTAATATATTTGTGTCTAATATTCCTGTATCTAATATCATGGCCTGTGCAAAGCTAGGCCCAGTGCTAAAGTTAATTACTGCATTGATTACTGGTAAGGTCATACTAAAAATCCGTTAGGCACTTGTGAGTAACCTGACCTTGTGGCCACCTGTATGCTTTCTGCTATAGCCTGACTTAATTTGTCACCGCCGCCATCTATTGTAAGCCTTATATCCATAGGTGATTGTGATGAAGTGCGTTGAGCATTACCCATTAAAAATTGATTTATGCGCGAGTTTAATTCTTGTGTAGATTCTATTGCTACTTTGTTTTCAAATGCAGCTATTTTTTCATTAGTTGCTTGTGCGCTAGATAATGCAGAAGAATAAGTAGGTGCTGCCTTTGGTGCTGCAACGCCACCCATTGATGCTATAAATGCAGCTATCTGTGCGTTTAAAGCTCTTACCATTTCTAACGCTGTGCTTTGTAGGTAATCATCTATTTTAGTATTAAGTGTTTTAACTTTAAATAATGCAAAATCCTCTAAGCTCATACCTGCAAGTTTGGCTTGCTCTGCTAACTTCTTTAATGCTTCAGATGCTTCTAATTCGGCTAATAATTTCTTAGCCATAGCCTCGTTATTGTCTAGGATTGCTAGCTGTGATTTAAGGCGTAATTTAGTCTCTTCATCGGTTGCGCTGTTTAAGGCTGCGTTTATACTTATGCGCTCTAGGTCAAACTTCTTCTTTAATTCTTCTACATTCTTATTCTCAATAGCATTCTTCTTTGTAATTATATTAACTTCTTCTTTACGTGCTTTAGTTACGGCTATGCTTGTAAGTAGATCCGCCCTTGATTTAGCCGGTGATAATCTAGGTGCGTTTATATCTGACTTACGTAAAAACTTGCCGCCTACTTTTACGCTAGCGTTAGGGTTTAGTAATCCTATTACATCTCCAACAGTCCTAAATGCGTTGCCTATTTTCTCAGCCGCATTGACCATCTTTACTGTAAATGTATCTATGTCGTTACTGCCAGATAGTGCTGCTATGGCATCTAGTAAGCCCTTGCCTATAGCTTCTTTAGATTCATCTACGGCTACAGTTAATTTAGCCATACTGCCTGCATAGCCTTCTACAGCTGCTGCGGCTTGACCTGCGAAGTTAACGTTGAGTGTGCGCTGTACTTCTAGAAATGATGCTGACTTTAACTGTGCCTTACTTAGTCCTACGCCTAACCTGCCTAGTGCTGCGTTATCGCCTAGGTAAGCCTTAGACAAGCTAGTAGATACAGCTGTAAGGTCTTTGCCAGTGCCAGCAGAAACGTTAAGTGCAGTCTCAAATAAACTCTGTGCCTGAGCAACATCTTTAGTTACAATAAGTAAACGCTGGAAGCCCGGGATTAAACTTTCATCTACTATGCCAAACTGCAAAGATAGATTTTTTAGGTAATCTTCTATGCCTGGCTGCTCAAACTGTAAACCTAAGTTGCTTACTGTGGTGCGTAGTTTAGCGGCTGCCTTCTCGGAATCTACAAAGGCGTTTACTGCGTTTTTGCCAAAGTTAACTAAGGCAATAGATCCAAATACTTTAGCAAAAGTCTTGCCTAGGCTTTGCACATTCTTATCAAAGGCCGATATTTCTTTTTTACCTTTTTTTAGTCCTTTGTTGTCAAAGGTGCTAACTGCACTGACAATTAAATTGGGCACTATGCAGCCCTTCTGATCTCTGTGTCTTTGATAAACTTCTTTGCTACTGTGTCAATGGCATTAACTACTCTAGGTATAATTACATCTTTAGTCTCATCCCAAGCACGATAGATTACACGACCTCGCTGCTTGCTTTGACCCTTCATGCTAGATAGCATCTCAGCAGCTGCATTAAATTGCACCGGTGCGTTAGGGTTTAACGATTTATTACCTCTAGGCCTACCTATACGGCCTGCAGTCTCAAAGATTGCGCCTGATCTAGAATTGTTAAACACATAGAATGCAGCCTTAAATCCTTTGTCGTTACTTTTGTT